GGGGCTTCGGGGATCGACGATACCTACAACGACAACGTGATCTTTATCTCGGCGGGCACCGGAATGGGCCAGTCCCGCCAGATCACCGACTACGACCAAGCCTCCAAGGTGGCGAACATTACTCCGCCTTGGACGACCACTCCCGACAACACGAGCGTCTATCAGATCATCGCGGGTGGGCGGGTGGATATCGGGCGGTGGCTCGGCGTGGTTCCGTTGGCCCTGAGCGCCCAGCAGGTGCAGGCAGTGGTTCCGGCGGCTACCGTAGTGGCCTCGGTGACTGGCAACGTGGGCGGCAATGTGAACGGCTCTGTTGGGTCGGTGGCAGGCAACGTCACCGGGTCGGTAGGTAGCGTTGCTGGCAACGTAGTCGGCTCGGTGGGCTCGGTCGTTGGTGCTGTCGGTAGTGTAGCCGGTAATGTGGTTGGCTCGGTCGGCAGTGTAGTGGCCCCGGTGCTTATCACCGCCAGTCAACTCTTCATCAAACGCGCCACGGCCCTAACCATCACCTTCCCCATGAACGACTCGTTCTGGCACGTCCCCGCAACTTTACTGGTAGTCACGGCCCGGCGCTCTATCGACGGCGGGGCTCTGGGGGGGTCTACCAACGCCGTGGCGGAGGTGGGGTCCGGCCTGTACAGTCTGGTACTCTCGGTGGCCGATCTCAATGGGGCCTGCATCACGTTCGAGTTCACGGCGCCAGGGGCCGACACCCGCCACCTGACCGTCATCACGCAGGCGTAGGGAGTAGGATAAGGGTATGATCTGGTGGATCGCGTCGCCAAACGATCAGTTAGGGCTGGGGGCATTCGTGTCCTGGTCCTCGCAGGGAGCCGCCATTCCGCCCGTGGCCCCGGCTATGGAAGACCGTACAGTGATTGGCACCATCTTTGGTGCCCAAACGCCTGAGCCGCGAATAGGAGGTTTCTGATGGCCTGGAAAAGTCTTGGAGCAGTGGTAGTGGCAGTGCCGGGAGTCAGACAGCGCCTGACCGCCAATCAGGCCGCCCCCGCCGCCCGTGTGGGGTGCGAGGCTCTCCTGATCCAGGCCATGACGGGGGTGCAGGCGGGCAACGTGGGCCGGGTCTACATCTACGACGTTCAGGCCGGCGGCGCCCCCATGGCCGTACTGGCGATCCCCACCGCCAACACCATCCCCTCGGCCAGCGCCACCATCCCCGCCGCCCCCGGGGGCCTGAACATGGCCGACTACTGGCTCGACGCGGACTCGCCGGGGGATGGGGCCTACGTCAGCTACATCCGGCCCTGACCCGTGTACTCCCCCCTCATCGTCGCCCAAAAGCAGGAGGCCCTGGAAAAGCAGGGGGTGCGCCTCCTCCGCCGACCCGTCCGCGAATCCATCCGCATCGCCGAGGCCATCGACGAACTGGTGGACCTGGAGAGTGACGGCTCCAAGTATGGGTTTCGCGCCGCCGACGGCTCCTGGAAGCCCACCAAGCGCTCCCTGCGCAAGGATGAAAAGGAATTCATCGACAGCGAGATTGCCCTCTGCCGCATCGACTTCCGCTACTTCGCCGAGCGCTGGGGCACGGTCGAACGGGACGCATCCGAGGGGGGAGGGGCGCATCCGATCCATTTCTGGTCCACCCAGGAACGCGCCCTCAAGTTGATCGCCGCCCGCGAGGAGCGCAACCACGAGGAATACCGCGAACACCATTTCTCGGAGGGCATCCGGGGCGTCTGGCACAAAACTCGCCAACAGGGGGCCACCGCGCTCATCCGCCTGATCTCAATGCACCGCATGTTGTTCTACCGCAGCACCCGCTGCATCACCGCCAGCCTGGACGAGCCCAAGGTAAAGGGCCTGTACACCACGGACAAGGTGATCCTCGACAACCTGCCCCACTTCCTACGCCCGGCCGTCCTGTTCGACGTGAAGAACGAGCACATCGAGTTGGAGCACCTCAAGTCCCGCCTGCTCTACCAGCAAGCGAGTCAGCGCGCCGGTGTCGGCACAGGCGGGCAGTTCGATATCAACCACATGACCGAGGTGGCGCTGTGGCCCACTCCCGAGCGGCTGCAATTCGATCTGCTGCCGGCCATCCCCCAGGCCCTCTCCACGTTTCTGGGCTGGGAGTCCACGGCTAATGGTCGGGGTAACTTCTGGCATGAGTTCACCGAAAGCGTGAGGCGCCGGGAAGAGGGTTTCGAGCGGTGGATCTACGTGTTCACACCGTGGTATCTGAACCGCAACAAGAACCGGCTGATCGCGCCCGTGGACTGGACGCCCGACGCTAAGACTGTGGAGCACGCCAAGCTGGTGGAGGAGACGAGCCACGAGTTCGCCGACGCCACGGTCATCCTCAACCGCGATCAGATGTACTGGTGGGAGAGCGAGTACAGGGCCAACAAGAAACTGGGCACCCTCCACCTGTTCCTCACCAACTACCCGGCCACGCCTGAGCAGTCCTTCCAGACGCACCGCCACCCCGCCTTGCCGATCGAGACTATCGAGTGGATGCGGACCAAGGCGACTCTCCCGGGGATGCCCTACTTAATTGAGGTGGGCCAGCACGACGAATCCCCCAAGGTGATTGCGTCGTCGTCGAGCAACTTCCCCGCCATGTTCACGGTCGGGGCGAGCGGCCGGCTCATCAAAATGGACCCGAAAGAGTTTGACCGTGACCCCCGTGGCATCGTGTGGATGTGGGAGCCCCCCGCGCGTGGCCAGACCTACGGCATCGGCATAGACCCTTCGTTTGGGCGCACCGGCTGGTCCAGGTACTCGCGCGTGAAGGAGGACCGCAAGATCAATAACTCCACCATTCAGGTGGTGCGAATGGGCCGCCACGAGGAGCCGGACGTGCAGGTGTGTGAGTTCGCGGCGCCGGTGGACGCCTTCGAGATCGGGCAGATCGCCAACATCCTGGGCCGAGTGTATGCCGGTTCCGACGACATGGAGCAGTGCAAGGTGATCTTGGAGGTATTTCCGGGGCCGGGGAAGATGACTGCTCGCCAACTGCTCGAAGACGGCTACGTGAATCTGTGGCGCTGGGAATACTACGCCGAAATCAAAGCTGAGCAGGCGGCGCAGTTTGGGTGGCACGCCACGAACCAGACCAACCGGGATCTGTGGTCCAAGGCGTCCCGGCACATCATCCTCAAGGGGGCCGTGGTCCGCTCCCCCTGGCTACTGGCCGAGTACGAGGATTGCCGCTGGAACGCCGATAAGCAATACGGTGAGAATCCCAGCGACGAGAAGGGGCACGGAGACAGGGTACGCGCATTCAACTTGGCTGTCTGGATGCTCAATGGGTGGTCGAGCAACATGGAGCGCCGGAAGGAGGAAGTGCGGACGACTCCCAAGATCGACCCAGCCGCCTCCGATATGTCGTGGGCGCAGATCGAAGAGGCGTGGCAGGAATCGTTCGAGCGCATGTGCGAGGAATAGGAGTTACAATTAAACGTATGGCACAAACGGCCGTTAAACCTAATCGTCCCCCCCTCATCCTGAGTTTGGAGCAGGTAGCCGACCTGTCCGCTTACCTCGGGCTCAATCTGTCCACAGCCGAGCAACTGGTACAGCGGGTACACGAATTGACCTTGGTGTCGGTCGAGGGCGTCCAGGTGACTTTCAAGCCCGCCGTCCTGCAACGGCTCAAGACGAGGGCACTGAAGAACGACTTTGGACCGTGGCTGAGGGACCGCATCCGTGAGTGGGCCAATTCGTATGTTGGAGTGTAAGCGTTGCCACCAGTCCCTCGGCATCGGCGACTGGCCCTTCTGCCCCCACGGCCTATCGCACACGGGGGGATTCGCTTCCCTGAACGCCTCCATTCAGCGAGGCGAACGGGTGGTGGTCTATGAGCATCCCCAGTCGGGCGAGGTCAGGTACCCGATGCGCGCGGACAGGGTGGGGCAGGTCGAGCGCCTGTACCTGGACCAGGGCTACCAGCGCCACACCATCGACACAATCTCCGACTTGCGGGGGTTCGAGAAGCGGCGGGGGGTCCGGCACGAACGGAGTAACTGGGGGCCACATGGGGACGAATCTCCCCCCTGCTGATACGCCTTGATGCTATTCTGGTCTCGTGGACACTTCCGTCAGTCCGCCCACCATTGGCTTCGACCTCTCCCTCGCCCATACCTCCGACGACGCTATCTTGCAGTGGCTGCGCCGACAGGTAGAGGAAGCGGAGGCATTTCTCCAAGCCCAGCCCAACTATGGCCGCATCTCCGAGTCCATCGAGGCGCTCAACGGCACGGATGACTCCCCTGCCATCCCAGCCGCCACCTCGCGCAACGCCCTTTCGACGACCCGCACCAACCGTGTAGCCAAAATAGCCGAGGACATGGCGGCCCTGATGACGGACATCAGGCCGTTCTGGGACTATCAGGTGGCGAATCGGCGTTTCGAGCAGCACGCAGCCAACTACGGCAAGCTGTCCACCTACTGGTATCAGCGCCGGAACATCGATCTGAGGTGGGGGGACGCCATCATCTACCACACAGTCGCAGGCACGGGCTACGTGTATCTGTACTGGGACCCGGCCATCGAGGACCTGAATTGCCGCGGCTCGATCGACCCCCGCAATATCCTGCCCATCCGCCCCGGCAACTACGACAGCCTGGAGAGCTGTCTGGGTGTGGTCGTCAAGGAGAAGGTGACCACCAACTATATCTGGGACAACTTTGGCGTGGAGGTGGCGGCCGACTCGGATGGCAGCGCCCACACTCTGATGCAGCGAATGGCGGAGGGGGTGGCGGATGTGGTCTCCCCCATCTTCCGGGACTATCGCGCTCAGCAGCAGAAGACCGAGCCCAAACTGGCCCGCGTCCCCACCACCGTGCTCTACACCTGTTTCCTCAAGGACCGTCGCCGCAACACGAGCAAGGACCGGGGGACAGCCTATCACGGCAACACGATGTACATGGGCCAATGGAAGACGGAGGAGTACGAGGAGCCCGACCCCACACAGTTCGGCCCCCCCGATCCGGTCACTGGCGCCCCAACCATCGTCTACGTGAAGAAGTCCCGGCGCATCCCCCTGAACAACTGGAGCTACAAGGTGGAGGTCGGCGAGCCCATCTATCCGCACCGCCGCATGATTATCTGGACCAGCAACTCCGCCAAACCTCTGTACGATGGCCCCTCCTACTACTGGTGCGACGAGTTCCCGATCCACAAACTGACCCTCAACCCGCTGCCGTGGAGCTGGTTTGGGCGGGCGCCATTGTGGGACCTTCTGGGGCTGCACCGCTCCCTTAACAGGCTCTTGCGCGTTGTGGACGACCACGCCGCCCAGGTTGCCCAGCCCGGTGTGGTGCTGGACAAGAACAATGTCTCCAAAGCGCAGGCGGAGAGTTTTGACACCAGACGCCCCGGTTATAAGATCTGGCAAAATCCCCTGGCCGGCAAGGGCATTCAAGTGCAGATCCCGCCCCCCCTCGATCAAGGTATCTGGAAGCACATCGACTGGATACTGAACGAGATGGGGGATCTGAGCGGCGTCACGGATCTCAGGCGTATGATGAACCTGAACCAGTTGCCGAGCAATAGCACGGTGGAGAGCATCCTCAACTCCATGACCCCCGCTCTTAGACGCCGCTCCCGTATCATGGAGGCGTTCACCCGCAGCTTTGCCCGCCAACTGGCCTACGGGTTCACCCAGTTTTACACCCTGCCTATGCGATGCGTTATCCTGGGCCCCGGCGCCGTCACCATGGACGACTTCGACTACGACCCGGGCACGCTGATTCCCGCCTACGTGGACAGCGCGGACTACGGGCCGGATGGCGAGCCCACTCAGGGGGCCTTGATGCGGGGGCCCCTTCCGCGCTACGACCGGGCCCGCTCGTTCCTCCAGGGATTCGTGTTCAAGATCGCCCCAGGCTCACTGCTCTCGGCTGCTCAGATCGAGCAGAAGCTGATATACCTGCAACTGGCGCGGGCGGGGTGGATGGATATATTCACCCTCCTCGAAACGTTGGGGATACCGAACGTGGGGCCGCTGCCGGACGATGTGAGGACCATTGTGGACCGGCTCCAGTACCA